TTCGTGGAGGTTCGACTCCAGCGTTTTGCGACTCTTGCCTGGCTTCAATGGCATCGGGAATTCCTGTGGTTGGTGGTTGAAATACGAACGGGGCCGGAGCTACGGCCGGCGGAGTAACCTCGCCACTCGGCGCCCCTCCCGCTTGAGCTTCCGGTTGCGGCGGCACGCCTTGCGCCACCGGCGAAGTTGGAGTTTCGGGTTCATTGGCTGCCGATCCTTCCTGTGGCCGCTGTAGCCCGCCGCCAATGCTCACGATGGGGGCATTACGCGCCGCGATCAACAACTGCCGCTTGGTGTTGTTGTTCAACGCGGAAAGCTGCTCATCGCTGTAGCCATACCGCGTTTTAAGCTGGAAATCTACGCTCTCCGGGAGTTCGGACGTGGGGGCGCCGGGGCCTTCGGGGGCGACGTAGGGTTGCGGGGGGTTCTTTTGCATTCCCCCGGTCATCCGGTCAAACATTTGGTCCGCGCTTTCCTGCGGGCCTTCCGGCGGCGGTTGTTTCGCCATCGCGGCGGTTTTCAACGCCTGCATCTTGGCGTCGAAATCCATGCTCTTGACTTGATCTTCGGTGTAGCCGTGTTGCTCGATAAGCGCGTCGTTTACCGATGCCTCAAGCCCCCTCGGCATCTCGCCTTTGGTGGCCATCCGAAATACCGCGCTGGCGTACTTGTCGCCTTGAGAGTTGATGAACTGCTCCGTTGCGCTGGGCACCTTGCCGCGCCAGTTAGCGATCCCCAAAAGTCCGTAGCCCAGGTTCGTGCCGACGATCTTCGCGGCATGAAGCAGGGCAGCCTTGGGGTCCTTTTTGTATTCCTCGATCAGGTCCGGCAGGTCGGCCAGCCCCATGTAGCCGTTGAGCACGGCCTGGTGCCCCATGAACTCAAGGGCTTTCTGCGCGGCCCGGCTGGTGATGGCAGACTCCGCCCCGGATTGCAGCCCCTTGGCGATGCTCTTGGCGATGCCCACGGTTGCCGCGCCGCCAATCGGATCAAGACCGGCCATGAGCAAGCCCTGCTTGATGCTGAATTTGCCGGTATCGTCCAGGCCAAAGATGCCGCCCGCCGCCGCCATGCGACCGAGGTTGAACGTCATCCCCAGGGCCTTCAACTCCGGTCCGCCGGGAACGAGCGCGGTCAACCCGATCTTGGGAAGGCTCTCGGCAATGTTCAAGCCGATGACCGCCGCAAAACCGGGGACGCCCCCGATGTCGGAGGCCGCCTGTTCGACGGGCAGCTTCTTCCCGCGGACAACCGCTTCTTGAACATCTCGGATGGTATCTCCGGTCCCCAACACCCGCCCGATGCCAGCGCCCACAGTCTTGGCCAGAATCCCCGGTACTCGCGTCAGTTTGAACCCGTAGTCAACCGGCTCCGGTTTCCAATCCGGCTGGCCCGTCGGTGGTGGTTGGAATCCAGTGAAGGCAGAGGGATCGGTGAAGGCGGATGATTCCCCCTGAAACGATTGAGGCACCGGGGGCGGCGGCGGCGGAGCCGGGGGCGGGGCCTTTAGGGCATCCTGAATCTCATCCGGCGTTGCGTCATCCGGGAAGATTTGAACTCCGGCAGGTCCAAGATCGATGGTCTGAGGCATAGGCGTTCAAAATCCTCCACGCCCGATAGACTCCTTTCGCTGTTGCATGCCCTCCAGGATCGTCTGCTTGATCGCCCGCCACAACATCACGGGGGGATCTACGGGCCAATCGGATGGCTTTGGTGCGCCGACCTTCTGCGCTTGCGCCGCCAGCGCCTTGGCCTGACCGTTGCCCTGCATGGCCAGCCCGTAAAGACGACTCAGGGCATCGCTAAACTCTTGCGGCGTCGGCGTGTCGCCCCCTCCTGCAAGCGGCGAGGGCTGGAACCCTCGGAAGGTGTCCACCGTGCCGGGGGGGATGAAGGGGTGTGTGGCCGCCGGGGGTGGAACGACCGGGGGCGGCGACGGCGCGGGTGTTGGGGGAATGACTGGTTGCTGTACGGGAGATCCCGATGGAACAAGCTTTCCGGTGGGGTCACGGGTCCAAACGGTCGCGGTCGCGGTCGGGCCGGAAGTCCCGGATGCCATCCGATTGGCCCTGGCGATGACGGCGCTGGTCGGGTCCGTAACCGGCATCGGGGCAGCACCTGAGGGTTTGAACCCATCGAAAGGCGCTACGGGGCCGGACGCTGGCGCTCCGCTAGGCCCTGGCAAGGCTGCGGGCGGCTGAGGGGCCGGAAGTGCCGCCGGGGGCGCTAACGCCGCTGTGGGGCCAATGGGGGCCAAAGGAGGGGTCGCGTCGGGGGTGGAGAAGAAGTTGCGAGTCGCCTCGCTGGCGCCGCCGGTGCCGAGCGCCAGTGCCGCCCTTGGTGCCTGCCTCCACCATGGAAGGGATGTGGCGGGCAACTCCGGGGATGCCGGCGGGGTGAAGGAGAACCCGTTGGCCATCGAAGCGGCCTCGCCTGCGCCGCCGGTCACGTCTCCCGGCGGGGCCTTCACCTTACTTTTTGAAGTCACTCCGCCATCACCTTCATTGTCGCTCGAAGTTTGGCCTCCATACCGCGTTTTATGGGGGATGCTGTAAATGCTGTAATCGTTCTGGTTGAAGTGAAGTTCCTTCGGGATTCGGTTCTGAAAGGCTGCCAGTGCTTGCTGCGCGGCAGTGAGATCGGATTTGGCTTTGGCGTGGGCGGCTCGAATTCCAGCCAGAGCTTCGTTTGAAGCGTCAACGACCTCTTGGGTTTTATCTTTCGTGGCCGGATTGCGATCGTTGTTTTGCCATTCGTTTACCCCGTTGACCCACTTGAAAGACCCCGATGGCAACTTGGGTTGGTTCCGCGCTACCGCCGCTGCGAGATTAGCATCAGCCTCGGCTGCGGCCTGCTGTGCGGCATCGTGATCCTCTCCAAGTTGTAGCCCCTCTGGGGCCAGTTGTTTCGCCAGACTTTCGGTCTCATCCAGTTGCTTCCGCTCAAGGCGGTTCTGTTCGTCACGGGTGAACGTGAACTGCTTGTCGCGCTCCGCAATGCCCGCCCGCGAGATGTCCGCGCTAACGTCGAACTGGCGCTTGGACTCCGCCGCCCGTGCGGCTTCCGTTTGCTGCTGGACGGCCTGCTGCTGCGCCGCGTCATCCGCCGCGCCCTGCCGGTCAATCGCCTGTTGCCGCATCGCCGCCGCGGTTTGAAGCCACTGATTCTGGTTCTGCTGCGCGGCGTTGGCCCGCGCAATGTTCGCCTGGTCCATCTGCGCGTTGAACCCGGCCCAGTGCTGTTGCTGCGCCGCGTCCTGGTCGAAGCCGCTGCCGATTACTGGGGTCCATGAAGGGTTTGGCATACGTCATCCTCACATTCCCGCGAACTGGTAAGCGGTGTTGTAGCCGGCGAGAAGCTGGTCGATGTTCGGTCGAGCCGATACTTCGACCCCCGGCATGTTGGCGTAGGGGTTGTATTCCACGCCCGGCGAGTCGTCATACGACGACGCGGCGGCCCGCGGGGAACCGCCGGGAACCGCAGCCGACGCGGCGGCCCGCGGGGAACCGCCGGGAACCGCAGCCGGCGCGGCGGCCGCCGGCGAAGTCCTTCCCCCGCCCCGCGTCGGCGCCGCGAAGTTCGGGTAGCCGGGCAGCGAGTTGTTGAACCCCATCGCAGGGGTGACGTTCGCTCCGGGCAGGTAGTCGAGGCCCTGATAGTTCGTCTGCCCGTTCAGGGCGGCGATCTGGCTCAGTTGGCCGATTTCCACCCCGAGCACCTGGGCCTGAACCGCCAAGGGCACCTGCATCGCCTGCATGAACGCCACGGCGTTGGCCTGGCTCATGTTGGCGACTTGGTTCTTCAACCCCTGCACCTGCATCGGGAGGTTCGACTGGGCGCTGAATTGCTGGCCGGCCACTTGCGGGAGGTAGCTCCCGGCGTATTGCGTGGCCGCCGCGCCGATGTTCCGCTCCGTGGGGAGCGCCTGATTGGCGAGGATGTTCTGCTGCTCCTGGATTTTTTGGAGTTCCAACGGGGCGGCGACTCTCGCAGTCTGGTTGCCGAGGATGCTCATTTCGGCGCTGCCGCCGCTGGTCGGCGTGCCCGTGCCGAGCTTGTAGCGGGCCATCTCCGGCCCGAGGGCGGCGAGTTCCTGGGCCATGACGTTGTTGACGGCCGTGTCGTACTGCCCGAGGTTGCCGAGTTCCTGCCCCACCACGCCGCGTTGCGCCGCCGCGGTCTGTGCCAGTGCGTTCTGGTAGGCTTGGTTTGACGCATTCAAGTTCCCCACGTACCCCGTCGTTGCGGCGGTTAAGGCGTTGACCGTGGGGGTGATGTTCTCCGCTGTAGAGGCTGCCTGCCGGGCTGCCGATTCATCGGTAGAAAACTGGGTTTTGTAGCTGGAGAAGTCCTGGAGGGCGGAGTCCGCCGCCTTCTTGAAGCTCGCCAGCATGTCGTCAACCTGGCCGGACAGGGCGGGGTCCTTCGAGATGTTGACGGGCTTGTAATCCTTCGTCGGGTCCCCCGTCGCCAAGGGCGGCGTGGTTCCGGCCCCGTGCTGCAACTGGCCGTTTTTGTAAACGACGCCGGTGTTCGGGTCCGTCCCGGAGAACGGCTTCCCGGTGTTGAGGTTGATGGTGAGGCCGCTGGCCGCGTCCTGGGTTAAATACACCCCCGGTGCCCCGGTGTTGGACGGTTGTGGCCACTGATCGGTCGAGGCTTGGCCGGTGGTGGGGTTGGGGCCTTCACCGGAGGATTGCGTGGGCGATAGAAAGCTGTAGGCCATGGTGGGTTTCCTCAGTCAATCGTTGTCCCGCCCATCGAAACGACGAGTTCTTGGCGCCACTTTTCGAGATCCGCCTCCCACTTGTGCATCGAAGGAAACCTCGCTTTGACTTCCGGCGGGATCGGCGGCAATCGGCGCACGGGAATGCCCGGCGTGGAAGATGACAGCCGTGCCTGTTGGGCGGTCTGCTGCACGCCCAACCCGTTCGATCCTGGTGTGGTAGCCATTTTTTTGGCGGTAGCTGCCGGCAACCGTCAAGGAAAGATTACGGGATTTCGTCGCGGGCGTCAACGTCTATCTTGGCCCCCACCGATGCAGTATGCACAGCCCGCCGCACGTCGCCGGCTCCGGCCCGTCGTGGATCAAGTCGCCCTGGGCGGGCTTCCGTTTCCGCTTCAGCTTCGGCGGGTCTGCTTCCTCATCCCAATTCGCGGTGAACGCCCGCTCCCCGGTGTTGAACAGCACGAACTCCGCTACCGCTTCTTCCAACGCTTTAAGCTGCCCGTCGTCTTTGGGCACCCACCGCACGGGCAGGTCGGCCAGCGTCTCGTTCGGAATGAGCACGCCCGCAGCCTTGAGGTATTCCGCGAGGTCGCACTCCTGGCCAGTGAAGCGGGAGAGCAGGGCGGCGCGGTTGGCTTGGCGTTGGTCGGTCATGGTCTCCGTTTCGGAATTGGTCGCATCACCACGATTCGGTCGGGAAGAAATTCGACGTTGATCAAGTGCCACGTCCTGACGCTCGCCCCGTAAACGTGGAACTTGTCGGGTCCGAGTTGAATTGGGTTCCCCCACAGCCCGTGGGCCATCCAATGGTCAAGCGCGGCCTTGGCGCTGGCGTGCCGGTTTCGGAATACTCGCGTCGGAGCCATTGTCATGATTTTCATCGCATCTGGTAGTTCAACTCGCCTTCGCCAAGGATCTGCCGGATAACGCGCTTGGTCTCGGTCGGGAAGTCTCCCTTGTCCAACATCCAGTGCGCGTAGCCCACGTCATCCCTGACCGGCACGTTCCGGTTTCTCTTGGTCCCAAACACCGGCACGCCGTTCTTCATGCGGATCGTTCCGTTGATGTCCACCCGATCCCCCACGCAGAGCTTGTGAACCTCATCCGGCGTCATCAGCATCAACTCCGGGTAGCGTTCCAACTGCGCCAGGAATACCTCGATGGTCGCCGCCACGTCCTCACCGGAGTCGTGGGCGCCGCCGTGTTCCTTCCCGCAGAAAAACTTTCGCGCCGCGGTCAGTGTGCGTTTCTCAAACTCCTTGAAGATGACGCACGCATCGAATATCCGCCGCCCCTTCAAGTCCAACTCCAGCCCGACGCGGACCAGTTCCTCGTTGAGCATGGTGATGTCGAACCCGAGGCAGTTGTAGCCCAGCAGGTCGCACCCCTTGATCGCCGCCTGAATGTCCTCCCCGCCCTCCTTGTCGAACGCCGGCCACGTCGCGGCCATCTCGTTGGTGATGCCGTGGATGTCAATAACCTCCTGATCCATCCTCTGGCCGCCGCCGTTGAACTGCCACTTCACCTTTCTGGTTTTACCGGACAACTCGGTGCGAGTGATGTCCAAGGTGAGGATGCGGTTGAGCACGGGGTCGGTTCCCGTGCTTTCGATGTCGAAGGCCGCGTAGGGTTTGTCAAAGGTCATAGCGACTTCCTCCAGTCCCACACTTCGTAGCCAGCCCGCCAACCGTAGCAGGAAAGCAAACAGCCTTTGGGGAAAGGGTTCTTACCATCGAAGCACAGCCTTCCGTTCAGGAACAACACGCGGGCCTCTCCGTGGACGTAATCCCGAAACCAGTTCGCATCTACGCCGGCCGGCGTGAGCAACAGAATCTTGCTCCGCTCGTTCGCCGCCAGCGTCTCCAAACACTTCTTCGCCCATGGCGTGATGTTCGAGAAGGGCGGGTTGAGCCAACAGAGCATCGGGGCCAGCAATTCCCACTGACATACCAGCGAGTCCGGGTTTACTGATCCTGGTCCGTTCCAACGCACCGCCTTGTGGTTCGTCTCGTCAGCCGCCAGGTCGTAAGCCAGCGGCCCAAAGCGATTCTCCACTGCCTTGATGAACTCCGGCGGCGTGCCAAACGTCTGAACGCTCTTACCGCGGGCGAAGCTCGCCCCCGTCCGCGAAGGCGTGTCCTGAATCACTTTCATCCATCCCTCAGTTTGTGTATCAATGCTCATAATATTTTCCTGGTTGCTTCCCCTGCTGCTGCTACGATGTCCTGAATCGAAGGTTGCGGCGCCGCTGCCGGTTCTTTCCGGGCCTGCATGTCGCTCAGGAAGTCCCACAGCAATCCGCAATCCCGGTGGTAAGCGTCCCAGGACTGCCCCGTTTCATCCCGCCGCGCCTTCGCCCACGCCATCGCTTCCTCAAGGGTGACGGTCATTGAAACATTTCCTCCATGATCGGCTGGACGCCTCCATCCGGGTTAACGTTTGCGAACGGGGCAGACGCCAGCATTTCGGTTCCATCCCACCCACGCGGCCACGTCTTGGTATTAATGAGGTCGACGATCCGTTGTTCTTCCTCATCGTTTATCAGGTCCACCCCGGCGCGATCCTGGATGTCTTTGACTGCCGCAAGCCCCCACCATCGGGCGTCGAACGTCAGCGGACCCATGCGGCATGGGTTCGTCACAAGCGATCCGTCCTTGCGCGATTCGGTGCCATCCTTGCGAAGTCGGTTCTTGGGTCGTTTCAACTCCGCATAGATGGCCCGCAGTTCCATCAGCGGCGAGTAGCAACGCCATTCGGGACGTTGAATGATTTCAGACAGGGCGAAGTCCCGGCTTGCGAGGTTGCACGCCACACATCCGGTGCGAGCGTGGGTCTCCAGGTTTTCATCCTGACCATAGACGGCGGCAATGAGGCGCGTTGAAAACTTGTGATCCGGTTCGTAGAGGGTGAGCCAATCCCAAACGTGACACAGCCGCCAGTGCAGCAGCGGGGCCAGCGTGTCGGACACGGCATTAGGCATTGCTTCCTGGAACCATCCCTGGCCGCACTCGGAATTGTTCTTTCCGCAGGACATAGCGATCCGATCGTCCCGCGCTGCGCTCTCGCCAACGCGAACCCCGGTCAACATGAGGAACTTGTGACCGTGCTTGTCGCGTAGGTCTTTCAACGCCGCAACCATCGGTTCTACCTTCAACTGCCCGGTACACCACCGGAAAGTGTTGGACGGCGGAGGAACCCCCCTCCCAAGGACGTAAACGAAGAAACGATCATCCATCACCGGCATAACAGGAACGGACTTATACCCGCGCTCTGCCACTTGGTCCATGATGCGACGGGCGCAAATGTCCAGCGGAGGAAGTTCCATGCGCGTGTCAGAGCGGAGGACGGTTAGCGATTTTGGCGCCTTCACCTTTCCAGTCTCGATAAGGTGAATCGTTGCAGCCACGGTGGCGGAGGAATCCTTCCCGCCACTGAACGCAATAGCCCAGTGATCGTATTTCTCGCCGTAGGTGTTGAGGCTTTGCGCTGTGAGTTTGAGCGAATCCTCCAGCGTGATTCGGTCCGACTCCCAAAGGGTTTCTTGTCGTTTCACGCCGCAACCTCCCTTCTCAGCACGTTAGCCACCGCCGACGGCCACCACACCCGACCGCTGGCCGGTTTCACCCCCCTCGCGTTGAGACACCGGGCGATCTCCCGCAGGCTCTCGACGTGGGCCGATTGAATCTCCCGGATGACGGGCAGGACTTCCCGGACGTGGCCGGCGGCCTTCCGCGTCCTAGCGGTTCTACCAAGCTCCGCCGCCCCGGACGGCCGGGGGTTCCCCAGCCGGGTGCCCCGCTTCCTGGCCTCCGCCAGCCCCAGGCGGGTCCGGTCGCTGATCATCTCGCGTTCTTTCTCCGCCACGAGCGCCATGATGCCCACCGTAAACCGATCTGCGTGCGGCATATCGGCCGCCACGAAGTCAACCCCAGAGTCCCGGAGCGAGAGCAGGAAGGCGGCATTGCGGGCCAGGCGGTCCAGCTTGGCGATGAGCAGCGTGGCCCCGCTGGTGCGGCACAGGGCCAGCGCCGCGGTCAACTCGGGGCGGTCGGTGCGTTTGCCCGTCTCGACCTCCGCGAACTCCGCCACGGGCGTCCTGCCGTTGAGGAAGGCGGCAACCGCAGTCCTTTGCGCGTCCATGCCCAGGCCGCGCAAGCCCTGTCCGTCCGTGCTCACGCGGAAGTAGCAAATGAAGGTTCTATTTTCAGTTTCAGTCATAAGGTTGTTGGTTGGTTAATTGGTGTGTGATCGCCTTGAGTGGGTGGAAGAACCACAATCCACGCTGGCCCAAAGTTTACTCCTTTGACCACTCAGGGGGTCGGAGAGCAGGCGGTCTTTCAACGGTCCCCGCGACTTTGAACGCCTCCGGTTCATAGACGTAAGGTATTCCCATTTGATCCATGAACACAGCCCACCGGGCTTCCATGCGGCTTCTGAATCGGTATCTCCGGTAATGGGTCTCTATTGCTTCGAGGTTTTTTTTCATGCTGGTGGTGAATCTGGTTGCTGCGGGATGAGGCCCTGTTCAACTGGCAATTCCTGTGCTATCCGAAGCGTGATGGACAAGTCCTGCCGGTCATCCCACTCGATGCGGGAGTATCGGTAGATGCCGCGGTTATGCCTTAGACGGGCGGAGAACTCCTCGCCGGTCTCGCGCTGTTTGGTGCAGCGAACGATGGCCCCTGGGCTGTCGGGCGTCTGGACCCCTTCATCGTTTCCGTCGCTGTCTTTGCAGCGAAACACGCTCATCATGTTGTCAGGCTGGTTGATGAGGTCGGAGCTTCCCTTCACGTCGAGCTTGCCGGGCGCTTTGAATTCGTCGGCCCCCTTGCGGGCGTGCGCGACCACGTGGACATGCACCCCGGTGGACTGGGCGAAGGCGCAAACGTCGTTCATGAAGATGCGCTGGGCTTCGTAGTCGTCTGAGGCGATAGCGCACTTCATCAGGGAGTCGATCACGAACATGTTCACTCCGCTGCGGGAGTAGCTGTATTCCATGAGTTCGAGCAGAAGCTTGGGGGAGACGTTGCCCAGGATGTCGTAGATCCAAATCTTTCCCCCCATCCATTCCAGGATTGGCCGGATGTCATCGCGTGGCACCGGGGAGATGCGCTCGGACTGCATCAGCATCCGGTAGAGGGTGGCTTCGCCTTTCATCTCCATGCTGGCGATCGCGACCTTGTATCCGCCCAGGGCGGCCTCCAGCATAAGCTGGCTCAACAGCACCGATTTTCCATGCCCGGATATTCCCGTCCAGCACGTTACCTCAGAGGATCGGAACCGGATGTTTCCAAACAGCGCGGACTGGAATCCCTTTTGCTCCTCGGGCTGGTAGAACTTATCGATCACTTTATCGAGGAATTCTATCGGGTCGCGGATTTGTTTCGGGGTGAGCGGACGGGCGCGGGCGATGGCGTCTTGGAAGTAGCTTTCCCCTTCGCCGGCCTGCAAGGCTTCGTTGGCGTCTTTGTGGCCTTCAAGTCGAACGATGGGGCACCGGCTCAAGCCGAGGCGGGCGGCGAACGCCTCGACGTTTTTTTGGCCCTCGGTGTCGTTGTCCCAGTTGAGGTAGATGGTGGCGAACCGTTCCAGGTTTTCCCATTCGAGGTCCACCCAATTGCTGCCCGCGGCGCCGTCGGGGATGCTCAAGGCGTCGTAGCCCATTTGGTGCCAGGTCATGGCGTCGATCTCCCCCTCGGTGATAACCACGTCCCGAGCGCCCGGGGGAATTGCCTGCCAGCCAAACAGGCTGGGGGCGCAGCCTTTTTCCTGGATGATGATTTTCTTTCCGGACTCGGATCGTTGCAGGGCCAGCCGTTTGATGTTGACCAACTCTCCCTGTGGGTTGACGTAGGGAAACGCGATGGCGGGGCCGCAGCCTTTAAGTTCGCTTTCAGTGACGCCGAACATTTCCCAGGTGAGGAAGCTCAGGCAGCGGGTGTCCTGGAGGTAAGCGACCACGGGGCTGACTTCCGTGAGGGGCTTGAGTATCCGGGCGTCGGGCCGGTTGTAGCTCTTGGCGGGCACGACGTTGACGGGGTCGCGGATGCCGAGCCAGTCTTTGCAAACGCGGATGGCGTCTCCGATCGAGACGTTTCTAACCAACCGGCAAAGCTCGATGAGGTCGCCCCGGTCATCGGTGGCGAAGTCGGCCCACACGCCCGAGTTTGGGCCGGTGACTTGGACGCGGAGCGAATGGCCGGCCTCGCCGGTGATGCCGCCGCACTCCCAGTTGCCGCCGTTCAATCGGCCGTTGGGCAGCAGCCATCGGGCGAACGATTCGGCCCGCGCTGACAACTGTTGCGAGATTTCCCGGACGGTGACTTTCATCGGGCTGGAAAGGGAGGGGTGGGCGGCGGCGGGTTAAACGTACATTATGGGACCGGGAACGCTTTCCCCGCGGTCGCGTTTTTCCTGGTCGGCCTTCTTCTGCCTTTCAATCGCCGACATCTTTAGGTGGGTCTCGGCTATTTTGGTTTCCAGTTCCTCGATTTCCTGTTGCGTTCGGAATATGCCCTTCCAGAAAATCGTCCCCGGCGGCCCGGCGGGTTTCGGGGTTTCGAGGGGAAGGTGAGAAGATGAAGCGACGGGAGCGGCCCCGCTGCTGTTTGGGGCACCCGCCTGCTGGCGGTGCTTCTTCGCCCAGGCCGCTTTCTGCGCCCGCACCCTTTCAGGGTCAACCCCACGATCCCGGTGTTGCTCATGGTTGACCAGGAAATAAACCCGCGGTCCCTTGGGAAGCAGGCACCGGCCTTCCTCTTTCGGAGAAGTGCTGTCGGGGTGCGGATCGCACAGCCGTTGGATCGCCGCCTCGATGTCGGGGATGGTTATTTTCGGCCCGAAGCACGCCGCCATGACCTTGAGGTTGAATTCGACTTCGTGGTCGGCCCCCGCGTTCGCAATGGCGTAGGTCATCACCAGTTGCGCGTCCGAGTCGCCAGACAGCGACCCAGTGAACAGCCGGGGGTAAACTTTCCCGTAGCCCATGTTCATTGCGCCACCGCCTTCCCGATAAGCCCAAGCTCCAAGGCCCGGCGAACCGCCGCCGTCATGTTCGGCTCACCCAGCATCAGGTAAATCTCGCGGCAGCGGTTCCCAGCCGTTGAACCCGTCATCCCCATCGCCTCGGCAATCTCCCGTTGCTTCTGACCCCTGGATACCCGTTCGAGAATTTCCAAGTGCTCGACCGTGAGAGTGACGCTTACCGTCACCGCCAGCACCCTCGGTTCGTTCGATGTTTCATCCATACGCCAACCGTTTTACACCCCAACCGAATAGAGCGCAAGGAAAAACTTAAAATATATTAAAATAATTGTGTCGCGCTACTCACGCCACCCGCCACACCCGCACTCCACCTTCCACCTTGGCGACTGAAAACCTTTTCCCATGGCGCTTGCCGTTCAAACAGGCCAAATGCCGAAGCGTGCCCTCAGTCGGAGCGCCTGGGTCCTGATTCGAAACGAAGAACGAGTTCCCGGTCTCCATCGCTCGCCATGGGTATTGCCTTCGAAGCCCAACCCGTTGATGTGATCCGGCCGGCCGGGGCATCGGGATGTTAGATTCAATAACTGTGTCCATATTCATAATAAACCAACATACCCAAAAACCCAAACCTGTCAACACCGATAATGAAAAATAGATTGTCAAGTATTCTCCCCCTTGCATCCCCCTGATCCGGATCATAGGCAATAGGCATAAGCAAGGGTAGATTCTACTCGAATTTGGAAAGAAGAAGTAGAAAAACGAAATTTCTACGTAGATTAAAGTAGAACTCCGTAGAATGATGTAGAATAAATACATTTCCCAATGCAGCCCAACCACTTACCGATATTTCACTTCCTACAATTCCAAACCCACAAATCCCACCGAAACCACTTCCTACAACTTCAACTATTATTCGGAACCACAAAAACTCACTTCCTCACATTTTCAATACCAGAACCTCAAAACCCAGATTTCCTGTCCGAAATAGAAACTGAGCATGTTGGACGCACGGGGCACCCCCTGCCGCCCCCCAAAAGCGGGGGGGGGGTCTTTTCGCTGCGGCGCTCGTTTCGGCCTGGATTTCGGCTCCGGTCTGGCCGCGGCGCGTTTGGCTGGCGGGGTCTGGTGGGTGGGGGGGGGGCTGGCCG